TTAGACGTTCCCGAAGAGAACGCGGCGCAAGTCTTCTTCAGTCCTTACGACACCAGCGCGACCGCCGGCCTTGTTCACAGCATTTATCCAAGCCATCTGCGCAGCCGTCGCCTTGGTTCCCGTCTTGATCTCTGCTTGGGCGTATTGGGCGATAGTTGACCCCACCATTTCAGGCGTTACCACAACAGGATTCCAGCCCCCAAGGTCAGACATCCCCTCATGACCGGCATGGAACGGGCGAGCATTCCGAATGACGACATCACCGGGGCGAACTTCGACCTTGCGCGTCATGTTGAAGCGCTCCACCTTGCCGACCCAGCCCATGCCCGTTTGCTGACGAAACAGCCGCGCGCCGAGAGTGGACGCAACCCGCTGTAGATGACGCATCAAATCTGCTTCTGACATGGCCGACCTCAGAACGGGATATCATCATCAAGATCGCGCTGGAAATTCCCCCGCGGATCTTGGCGGCCGCGGTCACGATCGCGCCCATATCCGTCGTTGGCGCCCCGGTCGCGCTCGCCACCGCCGCCGCCCTCACGATCGCCGCCGGCAGAGCTGAGCATGGTCAGCGTGCCGTTGAACGCCTGCAGAACGATTTCGGTAGAGTAGCGATCGGTCCCGGATTGATCCTGCCATTTGCGCGTTTGCAACTGTCCTTCGATATAGACCTTGTCGCCCTTGGAAACGTACTTCTCAATCACGCCGCAAAGGCCTTCATTGAAGCAAACGACCGTATGCCATTCGGTTTTTTCCCTACGTTCGCCGCTGGTTTTGTCCCGCCACGTTTCCGATGTGGCGATACGAAGATTTGCGATCGGCCGGCCGTCCTGGGTCCGCCGGATTTCGGGATCGGCGCCGAGGTTGCCGATGAGTTGAACTTTGTTGAGGGAGCCCGCCATGTTCGATCAGCCCCGCATTGCCATGACGAGGCGATAGCCCCGGCGATAGCCGACGTTCTCAATTCCGATACCGGACGACTCGAGCTTTTCCCGCAGGTGGCAGAGCGCAACCTTGAACGAAGCGTACATCTTGGCCGGCGACGGGCCGCCGTCCGGATCGTCAATGTACATGGCGTCAAAGATCCTCTCAGTCGGGATCGCGTGCCCTTTTCCACGCCAGACCGCGGAAAGGATTTTCGCTTCCAGCGCCGTAATCCCATAGTGATCAACGACAATCTCAAGAGAGGGCGCCGTTACCTGCTGATTGCAGCAAGGGCAGACGAGGGGTTTCGCGAGGCCGAAGGGCGCGGCCTTACTGCCAGGCGCCGACTTTGAGATTGAGTCAAGCGTACCGTCCGCTCGACTGAAAGCCGCGGCCGGCGACCGGAGCGATTGCAACTTACTTTCAGACATCATGTTGATTGCCTCCTTGGCGTTTTGCCTGTCTGTGAGTCCAGATATGAGCCGCCCATTTCTCGGGCGACTTGTAGTTTCGTGAGGTTGCGAGCTTGATTAGTTCTTCGAGCGTGTCGGCTTTGGCCTGCTCGGTGCGGCGCTCGCGGCGCTTAGCTTCGATGTCGATTTCTTCCATTTCGACTTCGACTTCTTCAATTTGCCGGGCAGCAGAGGCCGGCTTGTCGGCGGCTTTCACAGGGTACTCGTAATCGCATTCCGAGCAGCGGAACGCGGCCGCGTGGGTGGCGAAGCACTCGGGGCAAGTCATATTGGCGACTTCGCCACCTTCCTTTTTCTTGCGGCCTTCAAGGCTCCATTCGCGATCGTCATCAGGCAGGCCGTGCAGAGCGAAGCCGCCGACCATATCAAGCAGGATGTGCGGGATATCCGTGCCGTCGCGGCGCAGACCTCGCCCATGCTTTTGCAGGAACCTTGCAAGCGACATTGTGGGGGCGCAGTCCAAGACGCATTCAATCGTCACGTCCCGGCCAACCTGGGCTGACAGGTCGAAGCCCTCGCAGAACAGGGAGCAATTGAAGATGATATCAATTTCACGATCGGCGAATTTGATGAACGCTGCGCGCCGCTCTTCCTGGGGCGTCTCGGCATCGAGCGCGACGGCGCGGACGCCGGCCCGGTTGAATTCTTCGGCATACTGTTTTGCGCGCGCAACGGATGTGGTGAAGCCGATCGTGCGCTTTCCGCTCGCCAACTTCTTCCAATGCTTGACGGCATTGGCGACGACGGCGCGGCCGGACATCAAATCCTCAAGCTCGCTCTCGACGTATTGGCCGCCCTTGATGCGAACGCTTGCGATATCGAGCCCGGCAGGGCTGAAGGCCCGGTAGCGCTGGAGCCGGCCGTTATCGATCAACCAGCGCAGCGACGGCCCAAAAACCATCGTATCCCACACGTCGCCGAGGGGTTTCCCGTCGAGGCGTTCCGGCGAGCCCGTCAAGCCGATCAGCTTTGCGCCCAGTTCCTTGTAGTGATTTGCGACTGCGGCCCAGCCGGTCGCCATGCTCAAATGCGCTTCATCGACCATGACGTAATCGGCTGGGATCTTGCCCAGGCGATTTTTCAAGGTCGAAATCGAGGCGATGAATACCCGGTGATAGGGGTTATAGTGATAGCCAGACGCGATGTAGGAAAACGGTATGCCGAACTTCTCAAACGTCTTGGCAGTCTGCGTAATCAGGTCAACGCGATGAACGCAGAAGATCACCCGCTTGTTGTTCTTGAACAAGCTCCAAATCAGGGCGGCCGCAAGCACCGTCTTACCAAAGCCGGTCGGCGCAAACGCCAGAACCGAAACAGAAGAGCGCAGCGCAACGCGCAGCTTTCCGCGAACCTCATCTTGATCGGGGAAGAGGCTGATCATTTCTTGCCCATCACGATATTGCGAATGCGCTCTTCAAAGAGCGACATACGAAGCAGCCGGCTCGACAAGTGCACGAGGTCGTCAACAGTCTCCCTGTTGATAACGAGGAGAACTTCCCCGGCGGCGTCGCCGCCGTGCATGATGGAGCGGCCAACAAGGTCATCAAGCATTTGGGATTGTGCGAGCATTGAGAGGGGCGGCCGATCCATCGTTAGCCCTCTGGCAACAGGTCGGCGGGTTCAAGCGGAACGCCCAGGCGCTTTGCAGCCTGCAATAGCAAGGCTTGATCTCTGCCATTTATGAGGCCGCTATCATCCTTGGCAGCGCGCGAAATTTTGGACCTGTGACGTTGCAACTCAGCCGCGAGGCGAGCAGGAGGAAGTCCGAATTTGGCAATCACTTTCTGCCAAGGCGTCATAATCTGAGACACTATTTGATTCCCGCTTGCGTCGTTGTGATGCGTTGCGATTCGCATTATAATGTTGCTATTATCGCAACGTCAATCGCATCCGGTCACATGCAAGGAAAATATTCTTGTATCGGGTGGCAAGATTTAGCCCCTATTTATCAGGGGTAGAGAGTTGATAGGGGTTAACTCTATGTACGGTTGGTACATGGGAATTGGGGCTTGGAAGGCTCCACCGGAATGAGCGGGGACAGCTCAGGGCCGAATATGATGTAGTGGAAACAAGCCTGTATTAACCTAAGACACCCTTAAATCGCTAGCGGACACGACTGCCCCAAAATAGTTAATGTGGGCAGCTTGATTAATGTTGCGTTTTTTGCAACAAACTGGCGGAACGTTGCTAGTTTGTAGAGGTGTCGCAATGGCTGAAATGCACGGCGAATGGTTTCACGATCAGTTGAAAGACAGGGGTAAGTCTCTTCGCAAGCTTGCCGCTCATCTAAGTTTGGACCCTTCTGCAGTCTCCCGCACATTTTCCGGTCAGCGGAGAATGGGAATGGAAGAAGCAATGCAAATCGCCCTATTTCTGGGCGTGCCGGTATCGGAGGTCATGAAGCATGCCGGCATAAAGGACATAGATGGAGTGCCGGTCAGCATCCTGTTGGCCGCGTTCATTGATGAGAACGGCACCCTCCAGGGGCTATCGGAGCCCAGGCCTTTGCCGCAATCGGTGATCGACAAAGCGAAGCTTGCCGTTGGCAGCAACTACGATAAGCGCATCATTGCCGCTCAGGTGCGCGCGTCATCCGGCCCGCTATCGATCTGGGATGATGCAGTTTTGCTCTTCAGCCATACCGACTATGTAGAGCCGCCCGCCATCGGGTCGCTATCGATATGCCGCGTCCGCGGCGGCAAGCAGATCCTGGCGAAGGTCGAGCGCGCCCGCAAGACTGGCGAGGCAAGCGTTATCTCGCCTGCCGGGAAGATTGAAGACGCCATTCTTGAGACGGCAACGCCGGTCATTGCCCTTATTCCGTGACGCCAAAAACGAAGCGCCCGGCGGTTAGGCCGGGCGCTCGCTGCCGCATCTTGGAAACTGACAGAGTTTATGGACGTGCAGTCAATTGGTCCTGATTTAACGTCGTCATCGACGGGCCTTTTTCGCATGCCAAACGCCGGTTCCGTTCGCATTAAAGGCGCTGAACCAACCAGAAAAGAACCCACCTCCTCAGACGCCCATTCGGGCGAAATCAAAATCAAGAAAGCGCTTGGCTCCGGCTGACTGGAGTTTCGCAAGTCATGGGAGGATCAGCCCCCAACCCGTCGCTTTCTTGACGATGCGTTTATCGCATCAAGAATTGTGATTAGTCAATCGTCGCAACAAAAATATCCTGTTTTTCAGAAATTCAGGATTTCAGCATTGACTGTTGCGATATGTTGCGATTATGTTGATGTCAGCATCAAATTAACAACAGGAGTTTCGCGATGAACCAGATTATTCGGCACGATGACGAAAGCCGCTTTGACAAGATGATTGACCTTGAGGCCGTTCGGCAGCCGGGCATTTATCTTGATATTCCCAATGAGGAATACCACAACGGCGAAGGCATCTCTAAGTCTGGCCTCTGGACGATCTACGAGAAGACCCCGGCGCACTACAAATTCCCGGCAGACAAGGAAGAGACAACGCAGACGAAGGCAATCAAAGCTTTCGGTACGGCGGCGCATACCGCAATCCTTGAGCCGAATGAATTTGATAAGCGCGTCATGAAAGGCCCTGACGATCGCCGCGGCAACAAATGGAAGGACAAGGAAGAGGAGGCAGAGCTTGACGGCAAGCTGCTACTTGTCGCCGATGCCTTCGACAACGTCTTGCGCATTCGCGATGCTCTTCACCGCGACCCCTGGATTAACGGGATTATCACAGGGGGTAAGCCTGTTGTTGAAGCTTCTGGATACTTCATAGACCCCATAACCGGAGAACTCTGCCGCGTTCGTCCCGATCTGTGGCGCGAAGACATCGGGGTTATAGTCGATGTGAAATCGACCGAAAGCGCTCACCCCGACGCCTTCGCCCGAAGCGCACTCAATTACGGCTATCACGCCCAGGAGGCGTTTTACACAGACGGGTGGAACCTCTGCCTTGAGGCTCGGCGTCAAGCCGACATTATACACCGCGCCACCTATGAAGACGGCGATGACACCAATTACGAAGTCAAGGGCGCGGCGCCGGGCGGCGTGCAAGGTTTCATATTTATCGCCTGGGAGAAGACCAGCCCGCACGCGGTCGCAGTCTACGAGCTTCCGCCATCCATCGTTGACGAGGGGCGGGCGATCATGCGCCGGTCTCTCGACACATACGCCGAATGCAAGAAGGCCAACCATTGGCCGGCATATGCTGACGGCGTGCAGGAGCTTCGCTTCAAGCGCTGGGCCTACAAGCTGACCCCGCCGCCCGAGGGGATGGAAGAGGCCGCTTAATGCCCTCACGCGACGAACTGCACAAAATGTACTGGAGCGCGGCCTATCTCTTCCGCCGCGATCCAGGCCGAATTCGGGAGCGGATTATCTCAACCCTTTCCCATGTCATCACCCATTCGAGCGGCATTCTCCAAGAGCGAGCTGCCGCCGTTTTGAAAGAGGTTTCCAATGGCCCAGGCCCAGATGCAGACCCGCCCGCAGCAGGATAACCGGCGGTTTCAGGACAACCGGCAACCGCCCCAGGACAATCGACAGGCCCTGTCTCTCGTTCACATCAAGGGCGAACTCGACAAGATGCAGCCGGAATTCGCGAAGGAATTGCCCGGCCACATCACGGCCGATCGCTTCGTAAGAACGGCGAAAACGGCAATCTCCATGACGCGCAACATTGAGCGCGTGACGGACATGCGTTCGCTTTTCATCGCATGCTCAAAGGCCGCCGCCGATGGCCTTATCCTCGACGGCCGCGAGGCCGCGCTTGTCATCGACTACAAGGGCGAAGTGCAATACCGCCCGATGATGCGAGGCCTTCTCAAGCTCGCGCGCAATTCGGGAAGCGTAAAGACAATCGTTGTCGAAGTCGCGAAGGAGGGGGATTTCTTCGAGCATTACCCGACGAATTTTGTCGAGCCCGTCAAGCACAAGATCGACCACAAAAACGAGCGCGGCGATATCTTCGTCGTCTACGCGCTCGCCGAGCTGATGGATGGGGGGATCGCGCATGAAGTCATGGACGTTACCGCCATCAACCGGATACGCAATCGTTCGGACGGATGGAAGGCGTTCACAGAGAACAAGATTAAGTCAACGCCTTGGTCGACCGATTGGGAGGAAATGGCACGAAAGACCGTTTTCCGCCGCCTGTCCAAGTACATCCCATCCAGCAGCGACCGCGACGCCTTCCAGCGCGCCGTAGAGCGCATTGACGAGGATTTCACCTTTGACGCCGACGCGGACGAGAATGGCGAAATCTCGACGCCGCGGCCGGCGACCAAGCAGCGCGGCGGCGCGGCGGCTGCGCTCAAGAACGTGACGCCCCAGGCCGGCCCGGCGCCTTCACAGCCGCCGGCAGAGGACTTCGACCGCGAAACCGGTCAGATCATCGACCACGAAAACCCGGCCTACGGCACGGACGATATGCAGATGCGGCCCGGAGACGATCTGTGATGACGGCGCCAACCATACCCGGCTTCTCTCGTGTGGAGATCAGAACGAACGGCAAGCCCGATCTGGAGCGGGCGGCCGAGGCACTTAAAGCGCTCGCGGGCGAGCTGGAGAAAATCGCCCGCGAGCAACCAGACGGAACGGCGGTGATCGTCGCTCATCACGCGATCAAGGCGACATCGCAAAAGCTCAGAGGCAACTAATGCAGATCGAAGAAGGGAAATTCTACCAGATCCGCGACGGTCGAAAGATTGGCCCGATGGAGCCGACGCCGGGCGCGGTTCAGTACTTCTTTAGGACGCGGCTCCCCGGTGAAAGCTCTTGGCGCACCTATCAGCCCAACGGGCGCTATCGGGATGATATGCCGTGCGACCTAGATATTGTCGCTGAATGGCGCGAGCATGCATCGGTGCAGCGGGTGAACGCGGCCTACCTGGAAAGCGGAAGCGATGATCAGGAAGACCCGGCGGCCGCCATTCTGGCGATGCTCGACGGCGTCGCCGATGCCAACTATTCGGCGCTTGCCGGGGTTCTTCGCGAGGCTCACGCCCATGCGGCTACGGGCAAGGGCGTCGAGCGCCACGGCAACGGCCGCAGCTTCAACGAACAGCCCATCATGGAAATTCCGCGGCTCCTGGGCGGCAGTCCCGAGGGCCAGCTATACCAAATCATGAAGAAGGCCCAGGAGGCTAACGGCATGGTCAAGCGCGGCGAGAGGGAAGCGGCCATCCGCGAGCTTCTGGGCGCGATCAACTATGCGGCGGCAGCGGTGCTGACGATCCGCGAAGCAGCTTAACACCAGCCATAAGAGAGGAAATCAACATGGCAAATCAGTCTGGAATCGCAATCACCATCCGCGCTTTTCTTCCGACCGGCAAGACGCTGGACGAGCAGTTCACCGCGCTTGGCCTTGTCCGTGACGCCCACGCATCCGGCGACTATACAGCGCTGCTGAAGGCGGCTTCGGTTGAAGAAGTCAAGACCGAGCAGAAAACGCGGCGCGTCGAGATCGTGGCGACGAACCCGCAGCCGGAATCCGGGACGGCGGGCGACGGCGACGAAAGCGGCCTCAAGGGAATGCTCGACGGCGTGCCGCCGGTCGGCGCCGTTGACGACGCAGGCAGCGAAGGAGAGCCAGCCGGAACCGTGGGCGGCGCCCAGATGGAAGGCGACGACGGCGCCGAGGTTCCGGCGTTCCTCAAGCCCAAGAAGGGTAAGGCGGCGGCATGATCCAGAGTATTGTCTTGGCAATCATTGCAATTGTCGCTGGCGTGTTTTCGATTGCGTCGGCCACGGCCACAGGAATTGCGTATCAGAAGCTTGTCAGCGGCGGCGATGAAACGCAGGCAGGAGTTGTCGGCATTCTCATTGTTACGCTGGCGTCGTTCGTCGTGTCGATCGTGTCGGCTTTCGTTGCCTAGCGGCATGTGATTATCGCAATATGTTGAGATGGGGGCGCATTTTGCGCCCCTTTCTTTATCGCCGGATGCGGCGGGCCAGTAGCGCGCCGGCATCGCCGATCACGATAGCGGGGATCAGGACAAGCGCCATGTCATTGACGTGGGGCGGAACATCGACAACGACCAGATGAAAGCCGAACCAGGGGTTCAGGATCTGGACGATGTAAATCGCGGCCCACCACAGACCGAACGGGATGACGATCAGCAATCGGCCAACGTGCGTTGCGCTCCATCGGTCGGAAGCCTCGACCACGGCGATATCGCGGGCGGCTTCAATTCCCTTGATAGCTTCTTCGGCCGCAAGCCGCTGCTGATCGGTTTCGGCGGCAAGCTTCGCCTGATAGGCGGCCAAGAGCGGGCCGGTGAATTTTTCGATGATCCCGCCGAGCAGCAAATCAGAAAGCCACTTCATCGAGCCCACCCAAATTTATGGGCCAGGAAGTACCAGCCTTCCGCTACGGCCGCCACGATGGCGCCGGCTGCGACCTGGACAGCCATGGCAATATCGGGATCGTTGGAAATCAGATCGCCCATTTCGGGAGCGAGAAGCCCGCGCGTGACGAGGATGGCGGCGAGATACCGCAAGAGAATGCGAAGAATGACAAGGGACATGATTGCTGCCTCAGTTGGTGACGGCGGCAATCATGTTGTGGGGAAGGTTGTTGCGCTGAAATCAGACGTAGGGCTTGAGCGCGCCCGACGCGATGGCCTTAATGAACAGGCCAATGAGAATGACGACGGTCGGCGTGAGAACCGCCCATATCGCTTTGCCGATCTTGCCGGCCAGCTTTTCAACGCTGCCCTCGATTCGGAGCAACGCGGCGTTAATATGCGGCTGCTGGGCTTCCAGGGTGACGACGCGCTCTTTCATGTCGTTGATCCTGCCGTGAAGCTTTTCGATTTCGATACGGGTGATTTCGTCCATAGTGCTGCCGCCATTCGGTTTTCTATGGCGGCAGCTTTACGCGGGAAAGGTTGGCCGCGTTCACATCGACCGGATCTGAGCAGCCCAGGCCCAAAGGCTGTCCATCTGCGCAGGCGGAATGCCCATGACCTGGGCCAGCATATCGATGCGCGGATCTGCGCGTTCGTATTCCTGGGCGTCCTCAATCATGATGCGCATCGTTTCTTTCTCGGCCGCCGAAAGAGCCGACATGCCGGCGACGGCGGACAGGACATCAGCCTTGAAAATCGGCGGCTCAAGCTCAAGGGCTGCAAGCCAAAGCTGCCATTTCTTGAGGGAAGGGAAAGGCGCGGGAGGGTTGAGAAATGCAACGACAGCCGCGTTATCTTCCGGCAGCTCTTCAAGATCCATGCCCGGTTGCGGGCCGGCGCTGTAGAACACTATCGCGCCGTCGCCGTCGCGTTGAACAAAAACCGTATTCATGCTGAAGCTCCATTTCTGCGGGGCGCTTGATAGTCGTTGAAACCTACAGACTGAACAACGTAGCTTCCGGAGCCTACCGACGTTGAGGCTTGGGAGCGGATGACGCCAGTTGACCGCGTGCGGAGCTTTGCCCCAATGCGAGCTTCGTGCGAGCTGACAACGTTAACGCTGAGTTGCACGGTAGCCGGGCCGGCATTGTTGTCCGTCCAGGCGAACACGACGCCGGCAGAGTTGTTATTTTGCCCGTTGATAAGCATCAAATATGCTTCGGTGGATATCCCGGCCGGGATTTGCGTAAGCTGGAAATCTGCCGCCGCCCAACCGCTTGCAGAAATCTCACTGACCGTGTTGCTGGCCCGGTATTCGTTGCCGTCCTGCGTATATGGCCGGATGAGATTGCCCGACGTGGTCAGCACGACGTTAACGCGGCCCTGCACTTCCCACCCGGTCAGGTTCGTCATGTTCACAAGCGCCGGATCAGATTGCAGGCTTGCCACCCAATCACCAGCGCCCGTGGTCAGGTTGCGCACAGCGTGGACGAAATAGGTTTTGCTCGCCGCCATCGCGCCGGTATCGAGGAGGCCGCCAGCAGCGCCGGCCGTGAATGTCGCGGCGAGGTTCTTGGTAAGCGCCGCTCCGAACGTCGTTCGCTTGCCCTTGAAAAAAACCCATCCGGCCTTCATCTGGATTGTTGTGTTGGTGACAAAGACCGTCTCGCAGCCGGAAATCCGCTCATACCCGGTAAGGCTGGCGATATAGACCACGAGATTGAACAGGCTTATTTTCTTCAGCGCCCAGGCGGCGGCGCTGTCGGCAATCCCAAGCTCGTCATCATCGTTGAGCGAGGTCTTGGCCGCCGCCGCATGTATCCAGCCGGCAAGCGTGTTGGCTACGCTATCGTAGATCGCCTTCGCCTTGAGCATGAAGTGTTTGGCGGAGAAGGCACCGGGAACGCCAGTGATGCCCACATCTTCACCGTTGTTGGCATACTGTCCGGCCAAGACCGCGCTTCCGGCCGCAGCGGTTGCCGACCCAGCGGCCTCGCCGGCCTTGGTGATTGTCGTCGCAGTCAGGCCGGCAACGCCGGGAATGTCGTCGGAAAGATCGGCGACGGTCGCCAAGTATTGCGCGACCGATGCAACAATGCTGAGATCGTCGCCCTTGTCGCCCAGCGCCAGAACGTTCGAAATCAGCTCGTCAATCGTCGCGTCATCGACAGACGGCGGAATGGTGACGGCGCGGGCCGATCGTTCCTTGAGCTGCTGCAGGCGCATTACCAACAGGTCAAGCGCCCGCTCGATCGTTTCGGCGTAGTAGGCACCCTGATTTTCAAGGTCGGTATCCTGGGTGAACGGCACATTCAACAGGTTGGTGATTTTCGTTCCGGTCGCGGGGGCCGGCACAATGATGGCTTGGCCGCCGCCGTCATCTCCGACCCCCGTAACGGTATAGTCGCTATCGAGGACAAGAATGGAATCTACGCCGCTGGCATCGGTTTTGATGACCTGCAAATGTTCGGGGGCGTAAATCTTGAATTCGTAGTCAAAGGCCGTCGTCACCCCGTTGGCAGGGTAAGGGCCAGATCGGTTCACTTCACTGGAAATGGTCATGTTTTCGCGCCTATGGAAATCGCTGAACCATAGGCGCGAGAAGGTTACTTGCTCGACTTGCCGAGGAGGTATTCAAACGGCGAAACCTCTTGCCCGTCTACCTGCCTCATTCCCGCATCGACTATGCGGTTGACTTGCGCCGCCGGAAGCCCGGTTCCCAGGCCGGTCGCGTTGACGATCGCCTTGATATCCGAATTCTTGACTTCCTCGCCCTTGAAGAGCGATTCCACGACGCCCGCGAGCGACTTGATGCCGCCGGCCGCATCGCCCACAACGCTGCCGTAAGCGCCGCCGCCGTCGAACCCTTGGAACACGCTGCCAGCATCACGGATGAATGGCAGGGCGCCCAGGACGGAAAACCCGGTCTGCTTTGCCAGGAACAGCGGCCAGCCGTCGTCATCATCGTCGCCGGTCGGAAGCTGACCTTTGATCGCGGCGACAAACACGGCGTCAACCATGAACAGCATCGCCATGTCCACAGCCAGGGAGACGCCTTGTTTCGCGAACGCTGCCGGCGTCGAGCCCTGGTCAATCACGTTGCGGCGGGCCTTGGCGCCCCGCTCGTAGGCGATATTGAACTTGGCGAACATGTAGGAGCCCAGCGCCGTGAAGAGCCGCACCACGTCATTCTGACGGGTGTTGCGCGAGAGCGTGCCGCGCTCGAATGACGAGCGATCATGGAAGAGGCCGGACGATTGAGCGCGCTTGACGATATCGTCAGCGTGGGCGACTGCTTTTGCTTCATCGTTGCCGAATTTGCGCAGGCCCTGATTATAGCCGCCGAGCCACGTCGGAACGTCAACCAGATGATATTGCAGCTTCTCCATCAGCCAGAACGCCAGCTTGCCCCAGACGGTTTTGAAATCCTTCCACCTGGAGCCGGCCGCGCTCGATTTGCTGCTTTCATAAAAGTCGTTGATGTCCTTGCTGAAGGTGCCTTGCCGTTTGGACATGTAAGGCGACTTGCTGGCAATATCGCCGAGCACGCCAGGACGGAACGAGTTCTTCACGCCAACCGCAAAGTCTCGCTTACCGACCACAACGACCGACTGCGCCAGGCCGGCGACCTGAGAGGCGGCCGTCACCAGATTGAGCGCGAGCTTGGCAACGGTGAAGTTGTTTTTCGCAAACCGCGCCGTGCGGCTGACGAGATCCGCGGAACGCAGTTCGCCAGAGCCGACATCGAGCAGCCACGTTTCCAGCGCGTCGAAATCCGCGCTACGGCCGGAGTTGGTGAAGGCCGAGCGAACACGGCCATCCTGGAGCACGCGCCAGGAGTTGGACACGGCTTCGCTGAATTCCAAGTCATAAATCACTTGGTTGATATGCCGATGGAGAACGGACATATCCAGCTCAACGGGCCGGCCCGACGCCTGGGCGCGTTCCTTGGTATGTCCGTTGCGCGTCTGCGCCTTTCCGAATCGGCCGGCCATCAGGGATTGCGCGATATCCTGGGCCGCATCGTCGCGGGCGAGAGACGACAAGCGGGCGTCATACTTCAGCGGATAATAGCCGCCGGCCAGTTCCTTGCCGCCGATCGTGACAGGAGAGGATTGGACCCAATCCGGTTCAACGCCGGTCACCCGTTTTTCTCGAGCTGCAATATCGCCCTTGAACGATCCGACGAAATCCCAGACGGATTGAACAAACTTCGCGTCGCGCGCATCCAGCGAGGCAAGGACGGCGTCAACCTGGGCGTCGGTCAATGAGCCTTCAACGCGGCGATCGGTGAGGCGCTGGCGGTTTCCCTCATTGCCGGTATTGAGCGCGATAGCGATCTTTTCCCACTTCGACAGGGCATAGCCGAGTTCCGGCACATGCATGCGCCGCGCCATGTCGCGGCGTTCCTTCTTCGAATAAACGTCGTAAAGCGTTTCGAGATCCGCGGCGGCCTTTTCCTTCCGAACGGCAAGCCGGTTGGCGGCATCATCGATCGGCGCCTTGATGGCGGCATGGGTCGCGCCGGCATCCTCAAAGCCGTCGATTTCGCGTAGCAGCGTGTTGGCGTTCAACACCAGATCGAGATATTGCCGAACCGAGTTCCGGCGATCTTCACCGGCAGAGCCGACACGAGCGGGCGGGCGCTTCGGCATGTTCTTTTTGAAGGCGTCGAGGATATCGGAAACCGTTTCCTCAAGCTCCCGCTCATGCTTGGCATCGATCAGCTTATTCCAGCGCAACGCGACGTGCTCAAGGTTCTTGATGCTGTCGATCACGCCGCGAAGCTCTTCAACGGGAATGGTCTTGTAAGGAGCGCGGCCAGCCTGGGCTAAAACGGCGTCAGGAATGACAAGCTCGTTTTCACGGCCTGCCGCCCGCATCGCTTCAACGAACGCATTCAGCGAGCCTCTACGAGCTTCCGCCGTGCCACTCATGCGCGTGAAGTCGTAACGGTCAAGAAGCTCATCAATAGCGCCGAGGTAATCGACCTTGGCGTTTTCGCGGCGGCCGGCGCCCGCGATCCTGTTTCGCGTGGACGCCTTGCCGAGCTTCTTGACGTAGTTTTCCGCCTTCTCGACTTCGTCGGCAACCTTGCGGCTTTCCTGATAGAGCGCATGGTTGAGCAGTTGCCGGCGCTTTGCCTCAATGAGCTTGGCAACCAGATCGTTATAGCCGTGGTTCGTCACCGTGCGTTCGCCGCCGGGGATGGTGAAAGCCTTGCCATTGCTCGAAACGCGCTGCTGATCGGCAACTTGAAATGTCGATGTTGTGGTTTCGAATTTGCCGTTATGCGCGTCGATCGCGCCCGCGACAGCCTCCTGAGAACCCTCGCCACGGATTGCGGCTTTAGCGGTGCTGGAGATCTTGCGGCGGGCAGCGTCGAGCCAAATCTTTTCCCGCGCCAGTTGGGCGCCGAGGCGGGCGGCTTCATCGGCCGCCTTGCGTTCGGCCGCAAGGAAGCGTTCGCTCGCCATAGCGTCGCGGACGCGCATCCGAGCCGTTGCCGATCGAGCCGAGGCGCGGGCCTCTTTCGCCGTGAGCGCTTGGCCGGCGCCGGCAACCTCAACGATCGCCTTCAGTTCGGCCGCGATCCATTGGGCCTTCTTGTCATTGTGGACGGCCGAAAGGGCTTCTGCTTCCGCAGAGCCATCATTCAACATGTCGCCATGCCGTTCACGCATGACGCGCTCGACTTCGGCGGCAATGGCGTCTTTGCGCTTCGGGGCTTGCTCCAGCGCCCTAACCATTTCGTCGCCGCTTTCGAAGCCGAACGAATTGGCGATATCGTCGGGATCATGGCCGCCCTCTACGGCATACATGGTCTGCTTTCCACGCGGTAGGGTTTCGAGGATGCCGGCGCCGTAGCGTTCAACAAGGATATCTTTGGACATCCGAATATCCGGCATTTCCTTGACGCCGTCTTCGTCAATCCAGCGGCGGTTGCCCATCCATTCCATGGCGCGATAATACCGGAAGGCGTTTACTTCCTTCTCGACTTCGGCGCGAACGGCCGCCTTCTCTTCCTTGTAAGCCTTCTGTTGCTCGCGCTTGATCGGCGCCATTGCCTCGCGCAATAGGGTCGCTTTCGCCTCATCTTCGGCCTGCCGGCGCAGAGTCATGAAGCGGTCGAATTCCTCTTGCTTGAGGCCCATCGCTTCGGCCGTCGCAAATACCGGGCCGGTTTCGCCGGTCGATGCCTGGGCGGCTTCAATCTGGCTGTCACTGGCGAGCATGCGGTTGAAGACTTCCGTCACTGCCGGGCTGGTCTTGACGTGAAGGCCGGCGATCGTCCGATAAATCGAGATCAGCCAGGAGCGGAACTTTTCGAACGCGCCGCGCAGCTCGATAGACGGCGCTTTGCCCTCCATCAGATAGCTTTCAAAGGCGCGCGCGAATTGCTCCTGCATGCCGACATCAACGGCGGCGTCTTTCATCAGGTCGCCGGTAGTGCCGTTTTCGAGCGCCGCGATTACGTCGGCTTCGGTGATTTCAACGTCTGCCATGACGCGCTTGCCATCAGCGGCAACAGCCTTCGCGTTTTCCTTCCACCAATCCTGAAGGGTCGCAAAATCGGCGGCTGAACTGCTTTCGCCGCTGGCGGTCGCATCCTGCATAACCGTCAGGAAGTAGTGCCCGGTTTCGTGAACCAGGGTTGAGAGGTCGGCATTCTCGAAAAGCCGGATGATCGTATCGCCCGACCTGATGCCCCCGGCAGGAAGCTGGATCGAGCCGCGCGCGCCACCTTCCATCTTCTGAAAAAGAAAACCGCCCTTGCGATTTTGCGGCAATGCAGTTACTTTTATCTCGCCCCCCGGAGGCGTTTCAGACGTAGAGACGAGGCCGGAAATAACACTTTCGGATTTGGTCGCCGGGGGGAATTTACGCATCGACACAGCCGCAAGGCGCTTTTTCCCTTCGCGGGCCTCTTCGACATAGAGCGTAGAGCCATCAGGGCCGGGGGCGAGATATCCAACAATTTGCTGACCACGACGCCCCACGATGCCAGTGACGACATGCGTCGCGTTTGTGATCACGTCAGGGATAGCCAGGATATCGGCCTCAGTAATCGGGAGCTGCCCGCGCGATGTTTCGGCCTTTTCGTCGCCGTGGCGTTTGAAGATGTGGCGCACGGCGAAGGCGTCAACGGTATGGGTATAACCGGAAACATCAAGCCCCGACGAATCCTTGACGGCGGCCGCCACTTCAGGGGAAACCTGTCCAAGCTCTACCGTCTTCGTTTCGTTGGCTGGAGCGCCGCGAACGAAATCAAGTAGCGACTGGATTGCGCCGCGCAGGACTGACGCCTGTCCATACTGGCGGCCGCCTTCAATTGCCTGCCTGATATTGTCGTCGCTGTCCGTCAGCGATACGCCGAGCGAGGCAAGATATTTCTCGACTTCATCCAGGCGCGCGGCTTCTTCAGCTTCGGCGCTGGGCGCTTCCGCATACTGAGGTTCACCGCGCAGCTCGCGGTCAATCGAATCGTAGAGAGCCCGCGTAATATCAGGGACTTCGCGCCCTTCGTTCACCGCGGCGATATACTCAACCGCGGCCGGATCGTCGCGCAGGAACCCGGCTTCAATCGCGGCCTGAGCGACCGCATCGGCGCCGTGCTTACGGCCATCAAGGTTGCTGCCGCCGAGCATGTCGCCTTGAGCCTTGCCCTGCTTGCGGGCGAGCCGCAACGTCTTCTTGCCCTTGCCGCGCTTCACGGTTTCAGCATTGCGGGATTTCAGTTCGCCGCCGGCATCGTTGATACCGCCGTGCTGATCGATGAAATCGAGAAGAGTCGGCCGCGTGTCGCGGACATCTTTCCGGTTGCGCGCGGCTGCGAGCGTCCGGTTCAGTTCATCGACATTCTTGAACTGCATGCCCTGGGGAAGATCGCCGGCCACCTGGGGGAGCGGGTAGCGCTGCATGAATTCTTCCGTGGTCATGCCGTTGCGCTGGGCCATGGCCGAATAGAAGGCCGGGTAGAGCATAGCCTCAGTCGTCGCCACGTCGGTAGAGCGGCCGGCAACGCGAAGACGAGAAACCATTTCATCATAGATTCGCTCTTCTGCCGATCGGTTTGCTTCGGCGGATTGGCGAGCGTCTTCGGCCGCCTGATAGGCTTCATCGCGCAGATCTTCGGCGCGTTCATTGAATGCCTGGGCTTCCGCGAAGGTGAAGGACTCGGGATCAAAGCGCATGTTGTCCATAAGGAATGCATCATGCTCAGAGCCGGCCATGCGCGCGGCATAAGTCGCGGTCGGGATTCTCAGATCGCCACCGCTGGCAAGGGCGGCGTCGAGGTCGGCCGAGGTCACGCCGTCGAGCGTGTCGGCAAGCTCGTGAGGATCGAAGCCGGCGCCCTGGAAATACTCAACGAACTTATCGGCCGGCACATAGATATTTTCAACTGGCGTTCCGTTCGTCGCCTTGGCCGCAAAATCGCGGAAGGTATCGGCCGATCGCCCGCGCGTCGTGGACGCCTGGGCCTGGGCAGACAGGTCTTGAACCGTCTGGCGAGTTTGTTCGGCCCGCTGCGCCTGATGCATTGAACCGCGAAGCCGGCCGGGTATCATCGCGTCAATGCCGATCTTTCCGGCCTCGACCATGGCGCCGACAAAGCCGCCGGTCGCGAAGCTGTTCAATACGCCGTCAAGCAAGCTCTTGTCAGGGGCGTAGAGGTTGGAGGCAATCGCGTTCTGCATAAGCTGCTGGACGGCCTCTTGCCCGCCTTCCGTGGCGAACTGTTTGGCGACCGTGCGCAGCAGGGCGGCAAAGCCCGACTTGACGACATGGTTGTTGAGAAGGCGCTCAACAGGGATGGCGTCAGTAAGGCCAGGAATAAGGCCCCAGAACGCGGCAATGGTCTGCGTGTCTTCATCCTGCCCAGCCCGCCGAGCGTTGCCGGAAGCTTCGCCGGCACCCATGGCGCCGCCCACGCCGCCAGCGGCAAATGGGCCGCCGACCATCGCCGCGCCGATAATGGTGAGCAGCGAGCCGAGACCCGAGCCGACTTGCCGGCCCAAGCTTTCTTCCATGCCGGGAGCGGCCGGGATCAGGCCGGCGCCGAAATCCTGCGTTGCCTCGCCGCCACTCTGCAGCGCGTCCGAGGCGATCTTAAGGGCCGGCCCGAGCATAGGCCCGAGTTGTTCGATTGCTTCGGCAGGCGGGATATCGCCGGCCAGGACGCCGGAAAGCACCGTCTGCGCGATCTGCGGATTGATATCGCCCTGCTTGAAAATGTCCTGCCGAAGCGTCGCCAACTGGTCGGGGGCGAGCGATTGCGCCTGGACAATGCGATTGGTGAGCGGCGTACGGACGGCAGGATCAACCGGCGTGAGGATCTGCCCAGTTCCCTCAAGTGCTGTACCGGCAGACGAGACAACGCCGCCGGGAATTCCCTTCGGAACTTCAGCGGCATTCTTGCCGAGCAATTCCCACCACGACAGGCCAGACAGATCATCCTTGGCGATGGCGGCTTTCGTTGGATTGGCAGTCAGCCAGGACGTGAGGCGCGGCGACGACTGGAGAACCGTCGCGTTCCGCTTGTCGTCAATGGCCTGCTGAAACGAGCTTCGATTGTCCTTGACGAGATCGAGAGGAGGAACCGGGCTGCCCGTTGTTTTTGCAAACTCGTTGGCGAGATTAAGGTTTCCTGCAACCTCGTCTGGATTTTCGGCCGAAGATCCAATAACAACAGAGGCGGAAGCGGCGTCTTGATCGTGCTTGGACTTAAGCCAAGTGTCAAAGTCAGAAGTGATGTCCAATGCCTGTCTCCATCAAGAATTTGAAGGCAGGTTTACGGCCGCAATAGTTGTCTAGGTGAATGGGGGTTTATGCGATGCTGATGCTCATAATTGTCGGATTCGCCTTCTTGTCGGCATATTCCGCAAGCGCCGCCCTGCCGAAAGGGTTCGGCTACTCCCTTTTGGCGTGCCTGATATCTGTCGCGGTCGTTTGCGCGGCGACTGCCGGCGGGGCGCTCGTGATCTGGAATGTCAATCCCTACGGATCTGGCGCGGACGCGGGCGCCTACATCACCGCGGCCGCCAAGCAAGCGCCGGGCGGTGTCGCCGTGGCGCTTTTTTTCGTTTGGCGATACCGCCGGAAATTCCACCCAAAGACTACTTTCGCGACAGGATGAAATCCACATACGCCGTCGATACCTCTTGTTGGCTTGGCTTTCGACCCAACTTGGATTCAAGGTAAGTCGACAGCTTAAGGCGGATATCGATCGGCACATCTTCATATTTCACGACGGGCTCAGCCGTAGAATTGTCCGGCCGATTCCCCGCCTCAAACATGAAGCCATCTTTCGTGCTGCTCCAGGCGTTGCCGAAAACGGAGCCGGGCGTCTTGATCACGATCGGCAAGAGCAGACGATTAATCATCTGCTGGATCTCGGGCTGCGTTGGGGGCTTATCCTTATTGAGGCGCTTGAACGACTGCATTTCCTCGACAAGGGAATTCTGGAAGATCGCAATGCGGCGGGCCGCGTCTTCGCGATCCGATCCTTTCTTTCCGGTTGTGGTCAGCCCCACGGCTTCAAGCTGCTGCGAAGCCTGGGAGAACGCCGTATTGACGTTCATGCCGTCCTCTTTTGCCTTGCGCTCATCGGTCAAGGCATTCGTTTGCAGGCCGGTTAGCTCCTTGATTGCCTCCTTGCTAAGGCGGTCGCGGTATTCGTTCAGATCGACGCCCGAAAACTCAGTCGGGCTTGTCGCAGCTTGACGGCGCATCTGGTAAAGTAACGTTTCGTCGCTATCGACATCGCGACCCTTGGCGGCCGTCTCAAGATAGCTCCAGGCCGATGACACGGCAGACATGCCGGCCTGCTGGCGGATCTCCATCGGGACTTCATCCGGCGTTTTCCCCTGATCCACATAGTTCCAAAGCTGCGCCCTTGCCGAATTTGTGTTTGCTTCTTCGGCCTTCGACCGCATTTCGATCGCGGCATAAAGACGCTTGCGGGTGAGTTCGCGAATGCGCGGGTTGCTGATTCCGGACAGCGTGGTTTCAATGTCATCGTAGGATGGCATAGAGGCCCGAACCGAAACCCCGGCAGAGCGCTGGACAGCAGTTGAGCCGCGAACTGATACCGGTTGTGTATGCCACGGCTCATAGTCCATCGGGAAATAGATGCCGTATTTGCTGGCGTTTTGGTGCACCCAATCAATGACTTCTTGCGGCGCATTGCCAGGTTTCAGGAGTTGACCGTTCCACCCAAAATCAACAGCCTCGCCATCCTCATGCTTCGATCCCTTCGCAATGGAGCCGTCCGGTTTCGTGTACCCGGCCGGGAACGCAACCGTTCGCCCGGTCTTGTCCGAGTCCTCGAATAGTTCAACTTGCCGCTCGTGCGTCCGCGTGCCGGACACAATGCCTAAGCCTTTGCGGACCTCAGGCGGCGCGTCTTGAATCATCGCGGCGAGATTGGTTGCAAAGCTTTCGTTCAAGCCGGCGATGTGCTCGGGACCGTGGCCCGCCGCCAACTTGCTCAACAAAAACGATCTCGCCCGCGTCGGGCCTGGGCGGTCGATTGCGGGGCCGCCAGCGGCAGCGACCTCGCCGACGATGTCGCCGGGCAAGTCGGAAACCTTGCGGGAACCCGCCAGCACATCGTCCGCGTACTTCTGAGACTCGGCGTTCTCCAGTTCGGTTTGCAGCGAGTTTTTCAGTTCGTATTGGTCAGATCCGGACAGCCGTTCGGAGTTGGCCTTCATATACTTATCGGCCGCAAGAGGATCATCCTGGGCCATTCGCAACACGATATTCTTCGTGACGCCGGAAATGAACTGCTGCTTTTTCAGCTCGAAAGAGGCGCTATCCCATCCAAGCATATGTGCTTGCTGCTGGAGTTCCGCGACGCCTGAAGCGATACTTTGATTGACCTTGGAGGGGTCGCCAAAGCCGGCCAGCGCATCGTTGGCGAATGTCTCGACACGAGCATTGGACGTGTTGTTGAACCATGACTTTCGCTCGCGCGCACTGTGCTGAATCGAGCTTTCAAGCAAGCTGCTCATTCTCGCTTGCGAGGCGTCATTGTAATGCTTTGCTGCTCCTGGAGCGAGGCCGTTGCCGAACTCGGTTCGCTTTTGGTCGGCTTGCTTTTCGAAATCGGCGCGGCCGTCGATAGCGGCGCGGCCCTCAAGGTTCATAAATCCGTTCTCGCCATACATGGCGTTGCGCGACCACTCAGCATAGCGGTTGTCGGCATCCTTGGCCGCGTTCACGTCGTCAAGCTCCTGAACGCGCAAAGCGGCGTCGGCGGCAGCGCCCAGGCCGTTCGCTGCCGACTGCATGCCGCGACCGATGGAAGCGCCGAAAGCGTCGGCGTCGGCGCGGACGTTATACCCTTCCGTATATTCGGGGCGAAGCGCAACGCGCTGCTGAGTGTCTTGATAAAGCGGAACCGTAGGCATTAAACCCTCACCTAATATAACCCATGCCGGATGCAGAAGAGTAAGCCTTGCTGGCGCCGCCCAAGACCGTGCCGACCGCGTCTAGATATCCGCCCTTTAGCGCAGCGTCGCCGCGCATCCGGTCAAGCGTAGCGTTGGCGCGCTGGTTTGCGCCCTGTACCTTGTTGGCATAGGCTTCGCGGTACGAGTTGGTGCGGATATTCAGGGCATCAATTTCGCCCATTTCGGCCGTGTCAACGATGGTGTCGAGCGGCGAACCGAACGACAGATCCACGCCGTTTGCAGCCATGGCGGCGCGCTGACGGCCCTCAAGCTGCGCCGTCTGGAAACGCTTCTGCTGCTCTTCCTGCTTGCCGCGCTCGATTGAATCACGCGCCTGCCGATCGGAAATCTTCGCATTCATTTCGGCGACCTGGGCGTTATAGTCGCTCGCCTTCTTCGTCGCTTGGGCTTGCTGCACGGTCCCGACCGCGCCGAGTAGCGTAGAGCCGAGCGTCAAAGCAATTCCTAGATCACACATCGGCCGCCCCCATTTCGAAAAGCCGGAACTGATACCCGCGGAATTCGACCGGATCGAGCAGCCGAAAACCCAGCCACTCAAGCCAACGAACAGAAACCTCATTGCGGACATCGACAAAGTTTCGAAGCACTGAATAGCGCTGCAAAAGTTGAGCGGGCCAACTGCTGGAGATGCGGAGGAACGCCCGGAAGTTCTCCTCAACGGCATCCGTCCCGAGGAGCCAGGGAGCGCCGACGCCGGCTAGAATGTTGATATCGCCAATGCCCCACATGACCTCAGGTCGGCCGTCGAAAAACGCCGTCCAACAATGCGAGGACTTGCGATAGGAATAGGTCATGGCGGCGGCCGGCGATCGGCCCGACGCCGCAAACACTTCTTCACGGTCTGCCTTGCGCATGCGGTCGGCGATCGGGCGAATATGCGAGGCCTTAGCCGGAACGATTTTGATATCAACGGCCAAGGGACACGTCCGGCATAATCGCGAGGATGGTCATGGGCAACGGGTCGAATTGCTTCACCCACATGCTGCCGGTGGTATTCCAATCCCACATAGGAGTAATCGAGACATCGCCGGTATGCAGGCCGATGGCTTCGTTCCAATCTTCGCCGCTACGCTGCTTGTACTCGACCAGATTTGGGCTATCGCGGTCGCCATCCTTTGCGCCGATGAAAATCCCTCGCGTATCCTCCATGCGCAAGGTCACTTCGCTGACTGACTTCGTTCGCCCCTGGACTGTGCCGAGACCCTGGACGGTCCCGAGATCCAAAGCGAGAGTCTGAATTCCCGCTGTCATCGGCAAACCGACATGAACGATAGAACCGGCATTGGGCAAGGTCACGGAACCGCCGGACACGGTCATATTCCGAACCACGTTGCCGTCAGAGAGGGCGGCAACCTGCTGTCCCTCCAGATGGGAAAGACCGCTGATGGTCGCTGCCGGCGCACCGCTGTATGTCAGGCCGCAATCCACAAAGAACGCATCGGCGACGGTATCGAATGCGCGGCTATGCAGGCGCTCGATATAGCGCTTGACCTGTCCGCCGATCGTGCGCCGCACGACGAAATAGGGAACGTCTTCACCGTTCTCTTCAATGCACGTCACGTCTTCAAAATAGGCGTCATTGTCCGGCCCGCTTTCGTGGCGCGTCCAGGCCCACACGTCCTGCTCTTTCATGTAGGTGAGGGAGGCAAGCGACCCGTCATCGAGAACAACCCAAACCACGGAGTCGGGAGCCTGGGCAAAATCCCAGGCTTTGATTTCCTTGCCAACAAAAAGATGACGGGCAAGGATTGTCAGGTCTTTGCCGACATAGCTATCTTGCGTGTAGTCGTACGAGAAGTCACGAACGACGCCGCCTTGGCGCTGGGCAAACAGGACCGTATTCCCAACAACGATCGGCTGCACCTTGGCGGCGCCGCGGTAGCCTTGATTGTCGAGCTTGATTGCGGACGGCGAAATTGAGTCCGACGTTGAGCCGCCCGTAACGATCCATTCGGATCCAGAGGTTAGCAGCAGCAGGCCGCGAACCGAGATCATCGAGCGAATTTCGTTGACCTGTCTGGCACGAATGCGGAAGGTCACCGCGTCGCTTGCCTTTGCCGGCGACGACACGCCGAAATTCTCGTAGTTCGCACTTTGGCTTAGCCATACCGCCTGCGGATCGTTGAGGGTCGAAGCGAAGGCAAGGCGCTGCTCGATGAACGTCACGCACCGCGGGTAATTCCCGGCGGCATTGAAAGGGTTTCGGCCAGTTTGAGGCGTATCCGACAGATCGGGCGTAATGTTCTCATCATCGAACGTGAGGCCCGTTGTCCCGCCGATGTAACCGTATATGCCGTTATCCTCACGGTAGATAATATACCGGACGGCGCCAGTTACCGCAGCGAAAGCAACGCGGTTTTTGCCGCCCTGAATTGCCAGATCGTTGACGACGCTGCCGGAGTTGGACGGGAGGCTTTCTTCTCCGCTGTCAGCGACCGACGAAACCTTGTATCGGTATGTCGTCGCCACATATCCAGGTTGCCCGTTGGTATCGCCGGGCTTCGTGACGGTCGGCGTGCCGGCCGGCGGATTGATCAGGGGCAAGAAAGTGACGGCCGTCAGCGTCCAATTGTTGTCGGCGAGGCGCCCCAGCTTCCTCACCGGGTGGTTGACGTGGCAGAGATACAGCACGTCAGCCTCTTGGACAAAGACGATATCTTGCGCCTCTGCATCCGAATAAGTCGTGACGACTTCATATGGACTGCCGCCGGATAGTACCAAGCCACCGTCACGAAACACGCGGATATAGTGATTGCCGAACTCCAAAATATAGGTCTGTTCGGTGTTGAACTGGAATTTGACGAGCCGGGTGAGTTTGTCGCTACTCTTTACCTCATGGACAAACTCAGTACCGGCCCGATTGGACACGCCGCCATGCGGGTGCACAAATACGTTAACAGCGTCTCGCAAGCCGCTGCCATATTTCGTCAGATCGACGCGAGCCCAAAGGGCCGGCGATAGTTCCCCGGCAGTGAACGAGGGCTGATAAGCGCGGTAATCAGCCATGATCGCGCACCGCCACAAACTCGCTTTCAACGTCGTCGTAACGCGCAGCAACCTGTCCCGCGTCGGCGGCCTCGGCCTCAACCTGGGTTGATTTCGCGACGGCCAGAGCGTCAGCGCGAACCTTAGGATCGCGCGTCAGCGGCATGGCGATGCGCGCGGCCAAGTGCCAGGAAAGCGCATCAATGAAGAGCGGGGAGAACTTCGTGGGGTCGGTGAGCCGGAAGGTGTACCGAAGAAGGCAGGGCGACAGGTTGCAATAGAGCTTGTCGCCCTCGATCTCGTAGGGGGATTGAAATTCGCTCCTGAGATCGAAGCGCACACAATCGTCAGCGGGGTCGGCGACATACTGCCGCCTGATCCACCGGATCTGAAGGCAATCAGTCGGCCGGGTGTAAGCGTATTTCCAGGCGCCCGGCTTGTCGTTCGTGACTTCAGCGAGCGACGCCGATTTTCCTGCTGCCGACCAATGGAACGACTGCAGAAGCCTATCGCGGGAAATCACATAGAACTGATTGCAAGCGCGGGCTTCCGCGCTTGCCTCAGTCAAATCGCTGATATTCTGCTTGCCTACATTGGAGAGAGCAAGGTTGCAGATCGAGACAACCGAAGCCATGGAACAACCTCCTGAGTTGTTCCATGGGTACGAGGCGAACGGTTGTCGGCATGAACTACGCTGGCCTAAGCGGCCGGATAGAATTTAGACTTTTCGGATTGAGGGATGCGGCTCACGGTTCGCAAGACGTGGTAGAGCGCGGGGTGAATGAAGTCGGCCGCCGTGTAAGCATGACCCATCAGCATGGCGTTATCCTGTACGTTTGTCGCCAGGACTTCAGCAACCCTGAAATCTGCCGTGCCGTCCCCGTAGTCGGTTTTCTTCTCGACAAGCGTGCGGTTTGTAAACAGACCGGGCGAATACTCAAACATGACGCGCGCGCCTTGCAACACCGTCGTCGGCAGTCGCATAGTGTCCCATGTCGTCACGCCGTCCTGATTGCCGGGATGACCGACCACGTTTCCAAGAGGGAAGGTTTCGGCACCCGGCGGTTTGGTCGGATCTGTGTCCGACATGAAAGCCGGAAACGCATCAATGGTTTTATTGTAGACAGCGCTCGCCAGGACGATGGCATTTGCAGACGCCAGCGTTGCCCCCCATTGCGTCGCCACGGTATAAGCAGCCACGGTGCGACCGCTATCTGTAGAGCCTACGGTAGGCCAGATGGTCACGCCGACAATATGCGTGCCGGCTCCATAACGACCGCGCACACGCGTACCGGGAAGAGCCGTTTTGGCCGCGGCCCATGTCGCTGCCGTCGCGTTCACATCGTTGCGGCCCGACCAGTCAAGAACGAACGTCCAGATATTCTTGCCGCTGTTGTAGGTGGTGGCGATGGCGTCGATCATCACCCAGCGCTTGAGGGCATTGGTCGCCAACTCTTGCGCCGACTTGGAGCCCGGAACGCCCATGACGATAGGGATAAGGCTGCCTTGCACCGGGTCGCGTTGATCGAGCCAGCGCCGGCCGATACCCATATTGCGTCGCGCATCCGCAGATGCTGCAATCTCTTGACGCTCAAGCAAGCTGTCGGCCAAGACGAGGGGAACCGGCCGGCCGTCCCAGCCCTTGGCAAGAACCATGCACGGACCGTAGGCCATTTGTTGCGAATTGGTGGCGTTGCCGGTCGTGTTGTAAAGCGCGTCACTGTCGAGCGCCGCCGTTGATGGCCCGTTTGCTGCCGCCAGGGCACGAATGGACGCAAGGTCGGCCGCCCCCCAATATTTCTCCCCGCGGTGGCGCTGACAACGATAGGCAGCGCAAAAGGCATTGCCAACGGCGCCGTGGTAAACCGTGCGAATGCCGAATATCGACCACGCCGGCAAGGCCGCGGGAAGCGTAACTTGGCCGTAAACAATGCCAGTCGCCGCCGTGACAGTCGCCGCCGCGTTGCCGCCAAACAAGATCGGGGATTCCGTTCCGTCCGGATGGATGAAAAAAGCTTCATCAATCAGCATGTCGGTAGCGGGAGACTGAGTTTCTTGGGGCGCGTTGCCGCCTTCCGTTAGCTGGAAACCAACGAACGGGACAAGAAAATCATTGGTCGGATAATCAGGTGAACCAAAGTAAAGTTTGGAGCACTGATAGTTCAGCCCGGTCTGGTAGGTCCACGGCGTTGCTGTGCTTCCCGATGGCCAACGCGTGCCAGTGGCGGCCGGCATGTACCTATCCGGGTCCGGTGTCCATGCGGGGCGTGAGCTGCTGCCGCTGACAGGCGCAACTTGCGCCCCGTTGTACATCGTCCGGTTATCCGTGATAATCACGGCGCCGAGAACGACTTGCTCGTTATAAATGACTTCACCGCCCGTCAGCACCTCGACGCCGAGCACGCGGCGCATATCGGTGAACATCACTCCGGCCGCGGCTTCGCGAATGCCTATCACGCGCTGGCCATTGTGCATCGTGGTTCCGTCCGGCACGATGTGGACGCCAAGCACGCGCTGTTGGTTGTAGATCTCTGCCATGGTTGCCTATTCGGAAAGGGAGAAAAGAGAAGGGCGGCACGATGGCCGCCCTATTGTCTGTGTCTGGCCTATCAGTCGGTGACGGGCTGCGGCGCCTGGGCGCCGGGCAAGAGCCAGTCCGGGGCGGGACCGCCAAGCGCTTCCTGGACGCCGTTGCCGGCCAGCTTGGGCGCCGGGGTGCGCTTCTCGACTTCCGCGGAAATGATCGCGTCCGCGCCCTTGGCGTTGGCGACGGCCTGCCCGGAAAGTGCCTTGGCGAGCGCCTTTCGGTCGGCGGCCGCCAGTTCTTCCCACGCTTCGGGGATTTCGACGGAACCGGCAGGAATGGAGGGCTTGGAGCCGCCAACCGAGCCGTCGCCGTCATGGTCGCCCTTGCCGCCGAAGACGGACGCGGGATCGACACGAACCCACTTCGGGCGCTTCTTTTTGTCATCCCAGATATCGTCGGGAACCGAGAAGGGTTCTCCGGCTTCGCGAATGGTGCCGCCGAAATAGCCTTTGGTGTTGGCGATAACTTCAGCCATTCGACTGGTTCCCCATGGTTACGCCGGCAGTGATCTTGCCGGTCGTGGGCGCTGTGCCCGTGACGGTATAGTTGAGGCGAACGTACTTTTCGTCCGTGCCTCGCGGCACCCATTCGGGCAGCAAGACCTTGCCGGCCGTGAGGTTTGCCAGGAGCACCGTTTGCGTCCAGACGGTTTTCGCCGAGGTGAATCCCGAATTGTCGTCGGTCTGGAGTTCGATGGTGAGCGATGTGAGGTTGTTGAAGCTTTCAACGACCTGGAGCCGGAACGGGATCGGCTTTCCCTTGCCGATGTCGCGAACGACGCCAGACGCGATCGGGCCGAGGTCGAGCGTGTTGCTGGATGCCGCCGTTGCCGTGATCGCCTGGGCATTGGAGAGCATGCTTTGATTGTCGAAAATCACGAGGTTTTCCTTTGCTGAAAGAGCCTTCCCGCCGCCGTGAATGGCGACGGGGTGTTTTGGATGGCGATTAGATGGCGATGGACGGAACCGCCGCTTCCGTGTTCAGAAGCGAGTCGGCGATGCGGATCGGCATGTTGCGGTAGGTGGTGACTTCCTCGCCCTCAACATTCGCCGTCTTCAGGCTGACAGTGTTCGCGCGAGCCGCGGTAAGGCCGCGGTCGGTGGACTGCTCTTCCAGAATCTCCATAACCTGACGGTTCATGTAGCAGACCGTGCGGCCGCCCTTGGCGTTCACGCCGTAGGTGGTAAACAGGCGGTAGTAGGCCTGCCGCATCAGCTTCCAGAGATCCACGTTGCCGGCGAGCATGTCGGACACGTCGATGTTGGCGATACGGGCATTGTACCGGTAGTCCTTGACGAATGCGCCGGTATGCCATTCGAACGCCGTCACCTTCGCGTAGAAGGTATCACCGTTGTCATCCTTGACCGGCTCTTCGCCCTTGTCCATGACCTCGACGCCGGCCTTGGTGCCTTCGGGATAGAGAAGCGAAGTCGCGTGATCGGCCCAGGTGACGAACCAGATCGACGTATTGTCGCTGCCGCTGCCGCCGCCGTGAATGACCTGATTGGCCGCGTTCGGCCGGGTCGGGTCGGGAACGTTGGTGTTGTAGGCGCTGAAACGCGGAGACAGGCCCTTGAACTTTTCGGGCGACGTGTCGGTGTTGTGGTAGAAAATGCCGGTCGCCATTTCCTGATTCATCGCTTCCAGGAACGGCGCGCTGTCTACCAGGCGCTGCTTGGCCGGATCGGGCGCGAGTTTCAGCAGGCGGGTGTCGATTTCCGAACGCGCTTCCAGGAAGCCCGTCGTATCGTCCACCTGCTGCATCGTGCTCTTCGACTTCTGCACGCCCTTGTAGAGGCGGCCCCAGCTTGCGGTAGGCAGGCCGGTGCGGATCGAGTGACGATGAATGCCCTTCAGATTGCACTGTGTTGCAATCGCATCCTTGAGGACGGGGTTGTTCTGCGCGAGCAGTTCGAGAACAATGCCCTCGGCAGACGCCTTATGGGCGTCGATGAGGGTAGGCACGCTACTACCAATGATAGCCATAGTTTATTTGCCCTTCGGGGTGTCGTTGGGGAACAGGACGTGCGCGGGATCGGCCTTCCTGCCGTCGCCGCCTGCACCGCCTGCCGGGGGGTTATCCTCCTGGATCATCGATCCGACTTTTGCGAAAATGCGAATGAGTTCGGGGTGATTGCCGCCGCCGCTGGCGTTGAGATATTCCTTCAACGCGGGCGTCCCGAGCTTGGAGAGGGCAAGATGGGCGGCGCTCACGCTGCCATCCCATTTCGTGCCGCCGATCTCCGAATCTTTCTTTGCGTCGTCGGCCCAGCCCTGGACGCGGTTTGCCCAGCCTTCGGCCGATGCCTTGCCGCGAGCGGTCTGAACCTCAATGAACTTGTCTGCGAGCTGCTGCGCCTGCCGTGTGGTCAAGCCCAGATCCTTGAAATTGGAGCCGAGCGCATCGACCAATTCCTTATCCAGCTCGACGCCTTCGGGCATCGTCAGCGCGTACTTGCCGTCATCGGGCACGGTATCGAGCGGATCGGCTTCCTTCTTGCCGTCGCCTTCCTTCGGCTTCGTGGCGTCATGCGCGGCCTTGAGAGTCGCGTTTTCTTCCGCGCTCTTGGAGGGGTCGGCTTCGTATTCCTTCCAGTCGGCACCGGGCTGCGCCGTGACTTCATCGCCTTTGCCGGCGCCGGCATCGGTCCCGGCAGGCTGCTGGGTTTCGGTCGGAAACAGAACGGATTCGGGAGTGGTCGGAACTTCGGAGCCGGCGCCACCACCGGAACCGAGGCCATCCGCGGCCAGTAGAAAAGCGGCGGTCGATACCAGCCAGCTATGCCTATGCCTCAACATCATGCTCTTCACCTTCTTGGCGTTTGGCTAGGCTCGCGGCCATTGCCAAATCGGTTGATTTCAAATCGGCGATGGCGATGAGCAGGGCCGGGTAGAAACGAGGATCGACGGTATCGAGCATTTCGATGAGCCGTCGCCCCGCCGATTGCCGGCCGAGCACGTAGTTCGTTGCGTTCGTCGCATCCCCCGAAAAGGCGTCTTGGTAAATCGCGGCTTGTTCCAGCATCCAGAACAGCACGCGCTTGCCTGCCGAGAGGGCGAAGACTTCGCGAAACGCCTTCGTGATTTCTTCACGTTCGACGGTATGCAGGGCGGATAGTTGTCCGTTAAAATCGTCCATCATCATCCAATCCCGAGTTGCTGAAGGAGGGCGCTACCGCTGGGGTTCTGATTGGCGCTGGCGAGCAGTTCGGCCGCCTGGGCGCCTTGGTTGAGAGCCGGCGCCATCGTGGCTGCCATCTCAGCGCTTTGCGCCTGCTGCATCTGCTGCGCCCGAGACGCGCGGAGTTCCTTGACCTTGTCGTCAGCGCGAATGAGGGACGGCGGGGCGCCGATCGCATCCATGTACAAGTCAATCGCTTCGTCGCGGTCGAGCTTGTCGAGTGCTTCAGGATCAGCGCCGGCCAACTGACCAATGAAGGCAACGCCGCGCTCAATCGTGCCGGTGGATACAGCTTGCTGCGCCTGGGCGAGCGTCGAGATATATTCGACCTTCAGCTCTTGCCCGCGAAGCTCACGCGGCGGTGGCGGCAGTTCGTCGCGGGCCGCGAGAATGTCAAAGGTGCGATCGATGGTCGGGCCGAGCTGATCGCCGAAGACGTTTTCCAGGACCGGGCCGAGCTGCAAGAGCTTTTCTTCATCGCGCTTGGTAAGCTCAAGCTGGTTGCGCGGCTGCACGCCTTCCATGTTGGTGATAGCGAAGAACAGATCCGCGAAGAAAAACCGCTGGACGCGCTCCTGCACTTCGCCGATGTCCTCGCGGAGATCGGATAGGTTCAAGCGCACTTCCATTGCCGGCCGATAGCCCATCCGGTTCGGATCATCGACATAGGTGATGCTGCCCGGCAGGAGGGAAGCCGGATGATTTTTCATCGACGTTGGCCCGGTCATCGGTGGGCGCAACTGCTTATCGAGCGCTTCAAGCTTCCGCTTCTGCTCAAGCTGCAGCATCTTGATATCCCCAAGCGCCTTTTGACCGGGCGACAACGCATAGTGATTGTCGTCGGAAAGCTCCCAGGACGGCGCAATGATCGGGTTGCCGTCGAAGCCGCTTTCCTCAAGCAACTGGCTGTTTTCTTCATCCATCCAGTAGTTCGAGAGAAACGGCTTATTGCGCTTGTCGATCTTGTCGGGGTCGCGATCGTAACGCGGCTCGATAGCGTGATAGATATCGAAGCATTCGCCATACTTCGAAGTGTCGTAAAGCTGGCGGACGCGGTTCGGAACCTTGTTGTATCCGAAGCGCTCAACTATGCGCTGCACGCTCCAACGGAATACGCGGTAAAGCGTCGTCGCCCGGCCCTTATAGTCGCGAGCGATCCAGAACCGGCCGTGAACGAGCTGCTGCACCCGGATCACGGTATCTCTGTCTTCGACCAGGATAGCGCACGATTGGCCGAACTGCCCGAGATCTCCATAGCCGATATGGAAGGCGCGATAGATGTTCGAAGCCGCGAAGACTTCGCGCATCTTGTCTTGCACGGCAGCGAGATAGACCTTGACCGCATCGACCTTCTTAAGACCGGCGTCGAACGTCGTCAGCCGAAACCAGGGGCGGGCGGGCGACGTGAGGCCCGAATGCATCCCTGATTTCAGCGTGTCGTAAGCATGCGTGCCCGTGCCGTCGATGATCTTCGCCCGAGAGCGCGGACCTTCCGGCGTGGACGAAAGGCGAAGGCGCGTCGGCTCGATATATTCGGCCAGCGTGCACCATTCCGCCTCCCATGGCTGGCGGATCTTCTTCAGCTCTTCCAGCCGGCGACGGTGATAGGTGATTTGCGTCTCGTTTAAGAGCCGAAGATTATCCATGAACTATTGCCCCAGGAGCGTTTTCTTGTCAGCGGCGGCGGCGGTCAGTGCCGGGCCGCCGCCAGATGTGAGGATTGTCGAGCCGCCGAGCGCAGTTCCGGCGTTCTGCCTGGACGTTCCTGTCTGTCTGCTGGCTTGACGGCCGGCCGGCGCCAGAGCCGGAGCGGCGGCCGCGGATGAAGCCGCGGGCTCATTGACCATCTTGCTACGGACTGCGCTGGCAAATTCCGGGTTTCCATTCTTGTCACCCATCCCCGCCATCGCAGAGTAGAAGCCGTTTTGACGCTGCAAGGTGCACATGGCTTAGGCTCCAAGCAGCGTCTTCTTGTCCCCGGTCAGCGTGGGCGACGAGGTCGGGGCAAGCGCACCTGTTCCGGTCGGCGACGTGAGAACGGTATTCGTGGCGCCCTTGGCCTTGTCGGTCGCGCGACGGGCGGCCGTACCTTCGGCGGCGGCATAGTCGGGCGTCTTCTGCTGCGCATACTCGACGGGCGGCGTGACTTCAGCGGTTGACGTTTTCGGAGAAGAGAACATGCACATTGGCGGGTTATCCCAGGATGATGAGGACGATCAGGAGGAGGAGCGCGGCGGCAACGGTCACGCCATAAACAACGGCGCTCAGAAAGCTGCGAAGGGCGCCGGCCGGAAGCTGGTCAACGATGACGGAGAGTCCGACAGGCAGGGCGGAAAGCAGCGCAAGCCGCATAAGCCCGAGCCTGATGCACATCAGGAAGAGCATGAGGCAGAACCAGCGGCCGTTGGTCGCGATGTTCTGATGAAGGGCGATCTTGACCGACTGCGAGTCAGTCGAAAGCCTGCAGGTCGGCTGTCTGTCGTCGTACATTTGGCGGCGCTCCATTCGTCCGGTTGAGTGCTTGCGAGCACCGTTGCGGACGAATGGTTGTTGCTGTGAAATCGCGTCAGCCGGTGAGCGGGTCGTACTCGACTTCAACATGGTGCGGCGAGATCGTGCCGAGCGCACCGATAGCGCGGACCTTCTTGGCGACCGGTTCGGCGAACGTCAGGGCGAGCGCGTCGCCACGGTTCGGCGATGGAATGCCGCGCTCTTTCATGTCCTCTTTGCTTTCGAGTTGGATCTTGCCGTCAAGCTTCGGCACGGTTTCCGGCCCGATCAGGTCTTGATAAAGGACTTCATCCTTCGGATCGATGGCGCCGCCGGCCTTGAGCCATGCCTTCATCGTGCCCCACATTTCGGCGCGCTTGTTCACATAGCCTGGGTTGATGGCCTTGCCGCTAAACCAGATGAGGCGCCACGATCGGCCCATGACTTGGCCGGCCGAATAGATGCCCGTTCCATAGCCCGCGTCGATGAAGACTGCATCCGCCTGATACTCGTCTTCAAGCCGGGCGATAATGTTTGCAACGTGCACGTCGTTATCGTTCTTCGCCATCGTGGCGAGCGACTTCGAATAGAGGCCTTGCCGCAGCATGATTTCAAGGCTGTCGTCGCCAGTCCATGCCGGATCAACCGAGATGATGACGGGCGCGAAGCTGTATTGCTCTTTGCGAAGGTGGACTTTCTGAGACGCGTCCACGTCGTCGGCGCTGATAAACTGCATGGCTGATTGACTCGGGAATTGGCCGCGGACACGAACCTTGACGATATCGCTATCTTCGCCGTTGTCGTCTACGAGCTGTTGCAGGAAGGTCTTGTTGGTGCCGGGCACGGTTCGGCTGTCTATCTGCCGGCCGGCCCAACGATGGCGGAACTTGCGGAAGCACTCGCGAAAGCGGCCGCTGTTGCGCGTCGGGTTGCCGAAGACAACCCAGATGATCACCGTGTTTTCGTCGGTAAGCGCGCCTTCGGCCACTTCCCAGACTTTGTCATGGATCTTCGACGCTTCATCGAAGAGCAAGAGGATGATCTTGCCCTTGTTGTGAAGGCCGGCGAAGGCTTCGGTATTGTGCTCGCTCCAGGGAATGAAGTCCTGCCGCCAGCTTTCGCCGCGCTCCGGATCTCGCGACTTGATCGACATGGTTTGCACGTCGAACCAATGCGACGTGATCGACATGCGGAACCACTTGCCGATTTCCGGCGCCGTCTTCGTCCTAAGCTGGCCTTCAGTGTTCGCCGTGGTGACGATCTTGCAATCCGCAAAGCAGGACATGGCCCAATTGGACAGCATGCCCATCTCTGCCGACTTGCCGATACCATGGCCCGAGGCGACGGAGACGCGGAGCGGCTGATAGCGCGTCTCGGGATTTGCGAGATGGGCGCCGATGATATCGTTGATATCGTCCTGCCAGGGGCGCGGCCCGTCGTATTCGGACAGCTCGCCCACGCCCCAATCCCAGGCGACGCGCGACCACCGCTTAGGCGAATACCGGCAGGAGGCTGCAAGGTCGATCAGCGCGTTTTCATTAAAGTTTGGCGTTGCGGCCATGGCGCCTAAGCTTCCTCGCTATCGAGACGCTTTTGCGCACGTTCCAGGCGATCGGCGAGGGCGTTCAATCCCTTCAGCTCGACAGTCTCTTGGAAGGCGTTCACCTTCACATGCTTGCCGATCAGTTCCAGGCGCCGCGTTCGGTCTACGAGCTTGAGCTTCTTGACGTGGCCGATAATCTTCCGGCCTTCGCCTTCCTCGCCATCAGCGTAGAGCGCTTCAATGTCTACGCCGGCAACCAGCCCTTGCCGCCAGATCAACGGCCAATCCTCAACGGGCAGCAAATCGCCGTCATCGTCATACAGATCGGCCATATCGGCGTCGGCTTCATCAGCGAGGCGCTTAAGCACCCAATCCGCGTCAACCTGAGTGCGTTCTGAGCGGGCGAGCTTGGCGGCTTCAATTGCAGCTATAATCTCAGGTTTTCTCAGCAATTCATAAGCTGCTTGATGCGCCGTATGCTTCCTAAATCCCGCGCGAATTGCGGCCTGAGTTCCATTCAAATCAATAAGATACTGCTCAACAAACCGAGCCTGTTTAGCGGTCAAATTAGCGGTGAAATCGTCCATAGCCCTAACGCCTCTATTTCGGCGATAAATACCGGCCCGATGGTTGTTGCGATGAACGTTGCTATTGATGCGCCAATTGGTGAGGGCTTGGTGACGCACAAATGCTGCTATTTCATACCTAAGCCTTTGAAAGTGTTTAAGTGACGCACTGAGGCCTAAAAAACTCTCATATATAGAAAGCATCATTGAGAGGCATATAAATGCCAGGATACCGACCATTTTTAATTTGTTACAGGTTTTTATAGGGAAAGTGCATCACTTAAACACAATCAAAGACTTAGCCTATAGAATAGGAGCATATTCCTACACTAGCCCTCACTAATCAGTGAAAATTCCGCTGGAAATAGTTGTTGCGTGGTGTATTGTGATTGTTGCGATTATAGCAACGAGGATCAACATGGAGATGCGAGTTTTGGTTGCGTGCGAGTTCTCAGGAACCGTTCGCAGAGCATTCACGGCACGGGGGCATGACGCATGGTCTTGCGATCTTATCCCGGCCGAAGATCGGAGCAATAAGCATATTATCGGCGACGCCCGCGACATCCTTCATGATGGGTGGGATTTGCTGATCGTGGCGCATCCACCGTGCACGCGGCTTTGCAATAGCGGGATATCGTGGCTCAGCACGCCGCCGAAGGGCAAGACGATCGAACAGATGTGGCGCGAGCTTGATGCCGCGGCCGACCTGTTTTCGGCATTCTGGAATGCGCCTATCGATCGCATCTGCATTGAGAACCCGGTGATGCATCGGCACGCCAAGGCGCGGATTGATGGCTATGCCCCGCCGGCGCAAACAGTGGCGCCATGGCAGTTCGGAGAACCGCTGCAGAAGAAGATTTGCTTGTGGCTGAAGAACCTTCCGGCCCTTGAGCCCACAAAGATAGTCCCGCTTCCCGAGCCTGAATACTGCATCCGCCGTTCGGGGCCGCGGGCGGGCGAGCCGTACCGATACTACTTCCACCAAGGCAAATCCGGCCACGAACGATCCCGCTTCTTTGCTGGTATCGCGGAAGCGATGGCCGACCAGTGGGGCGAGCTTCCGGCCCAGGGCGATCTATTCATGAGGAGGGCGGCGGTATGACGGCAAGCGAAAGGAAACCGATAATCGCCGTATGGTTTTCGTGCGGAGCAGCCAGCGCCGTGGCCGCAAAGCTAACGCTCGAACAGTACAAAAGCAGCCACGATGTGCGCATTCTCAATAATCCAGTGAAAGAGGAAGGTCCCGACAATCGCCGGTTTCTCGCCGACGTGTCGAACTGGCTGGAGCATCCAATTGAAAGCGTCGTAAACCCGGAGTGGCCGACTTCCAGCGCACACGACGTTTGGGAGGCCGAGCGCTTTATGTCCGGCATACACGGCGCCGCCTGCACGCGTGGTCTGAAGAAGCAGGCCCGGCAACACTGGGAGAAGCAGCACCACGCCGAATGGCATGTGCTTGGGTTCACCGCCGATGAAAAGAAGCGGTTTGATCGGTTCGTTCTCACTGAGAGATCGAATGTGCTGCCTATCCTGATCGACGCCGGCATAACCAAAGAGAAATGCATTCAGATCCTTGTTGATGCCTCCATCCGATTGCCCCAGGCGTATCTTGATGGCTTCAACAACGCCAATTGCAGAGGTTGCGTGAAGGCCGAAAGCCCGACCTATTGGAACCTCACGCGTAATGTGTACCCGGATACCTTCGCCGAGCGGGCGGCACTATCGCGGGCGCTGGGTGTGAAGCTGGTTCGCGTTAAGCGCAAGCGCATCTTCCTGGACGAGCTTGCGCCGGACGCCAAGGGCCGGCCCATGAAAAGTCTTGTGTCTCCTGAGTGCGGAATCTTCTGCGAGGAGAAACCATGACTAAGAAGCCAACCCCCACGCAAAAGAAGATCCTCGAAAACGCCGCCGGCATCCGCACCCACTACCCGAAAAACCGATCGGAGTCCGGCGGCTGGAGCGGCGCCAATCTCGTCTGCCGTCGCAACGGATGGACGGATTTCAGCGGGAACATCACCAACGCGGGCCGCGCTGCCATTGGCCTGCCGCCCATCTCAGTGAAGGAGTAAAGCCTTGACCGACAATCCCCAACAGGCGGTTGAAACCGTCATCACTCTTCTGCATGCGACCGGCGCCGTCCGGCCGCTGACATCAGCAGAGATCATCATAATATCTGAAGCCGCCGTTGCTGCCATGCAGACGGAGGGCGGATCTGGCGTGATAATTGCCGAGATGGCATCGGCGATGACCGGCAGATTCACGAAAGTAGAGAAGCCGGCGGCGAAGCCAACTGAAGGCCGAGTCTGGCTTTGCGCCGCTCCTCCCGGCGAGTGGTCGAGCGGCCGCATAGAAACCAACGACGACATGGTGCAGATTTGGCGGGATCGCGGGTACGCCTGCACCGCCTATTATTCTGCGCCCAAGCCAACCCCGAAGGAATGGCGCTGCTTCCACTGCGACGATGTATTCACCGACAAGCGCCAAGCCGCGCTGCACTTCGGCTGCGATGAAACGAGCGAGCCGGCATGCAAGATCAAGGCCGGCGCCGAGGGCAGCATGCTTGAGGCACTGCGCCGGGCCGAGGCGGAAGCGCAAACGGCGATATCGGCGATGCACAACGAGAGCACTGAGGGATGGAACGCCTATTACAATATCGTCACCCGCGCCAGCCAACAGGCCGAGGCGGCCGAGAACCTTGGATATGAACGCGGCCTGCAGGACGGCCGGACGGATCCGCCGCAGGGCTGGCAGCTCGTGCCCGAGTACATCACCGAAGATATGCGGGACGCCTTGACGCAAATCCCCGTCGAGTACGGCTCCACTCTCCGCGACAACGCCACGGACATTTACAACACGCTGCTTTCGGCGGCACCGCGCTTAGAAGACGGCAATCAGGGGGAAGAGCTATGACCGACCACAACAGAGAAACTTTCGAACAGTTCATTTTCGCTCAGCCCTTCTATGCCCACCGCGCCGACGAAGACGACATTCTAGAGCGCGACCAGGACGGCGGGTATCTTGATTCTTGCGTGCACGGCGCTTGGCTGGCCTGGAATGCTCACGGCACCTTGCCGGTCAGATCCTCGCCCGACGTGGACGCCGTGCGCTGGGGCGGCAAGGTCATTATCTGCCACCCAGGCATGCCGCCGCATGTCTGGGACGGTGAGCGCATGATGCGCGTGGCGGTTTCCGCCGGCACCAACAGGGAGGAGCGAGCCAATGTCTGATTGCCGCTCTTGCAAGCACAACACCTATCAGAACATCGCCGGCTGCGACTTTGTGAGTTGCGGTCACCCGGTCACTATGGCGAAGACGCCGAAGCCTGAGCCGGGCGACCCGGCATGGGTTGACGCGATGACGGCCGACATGCGTATTTCGCAGATGGAGAGCTATAGCATGCTCGACTGCGCAGCCTGGGAGGCACGCTCTTGAGCCTGCATCGCAACATCAACGCCAAGCACCTTATCCAGAGCAACGCAACAGTCGCCGCCGCCATATGCGGTTCACTTCGGGGCGCGGACGGTCGGATATATACGGTCTACCTTCGCCCAGGCGACAAGCGGAAGCTTCAGCGCTTCCAGAGCGTTGACGCTTTCGCGCAAGCCTTCGTTGAAGGTTCGCTTTTCGATCCTCCGACCTATTGCGATCCTTATTGAGAATTGTTGCGTATCGCAACACTTTGTTGTTGACCGGCTTATATAAGCCGGTCTATGTTGTTTTTATCACAACAACGCAACGGAGTTTTGCAAGTGGCAACAGTACTCACCTTGGAAGCATATCAAGGCTTCATTTCCGGCAAGAATGATTGCCCGTATATCGCAACAAGCCCGGCCGCCATTGCTTGGCATCTCGGCCAGCATCTCGCATCCAAGGGCGAATTGAGCCCCACTCCTGATGCGCCTCTTAGCGATCGGAACCGCATCGCTGTCACGGCCGGCCGCGGCGATACCCTGAATGTTCGTGGATACAAGGATGCGCTCATTGATCGCTATCGCTGGTATCCCGACAACTCATTCAGCCGCCTGCTGTCTTGACGCGGTTGGGCGAGGGCCTTCGGGCCTTCTGCCAACCGCATCAAAGGAGACGCAGGCCATGAACAAAGAACGCCGCAAGGAAATCGCAAGAGCCGCCGCCATGATCGAAGAAGCAAAATCGATCCTGGAAACCTGCCGCGACGAAGAGCAGGACTACTACTACGACAACATGCCCGAGAGCTTCCAGAACGGCGACAAGGGCGACGTGGCGCAGGTCGCGATTGATGGGCTGGACGAGGTGATAAGCAGCCTGGAAGATGTCGTATCGAGCGTCAACGACGTGACTTCAGCCTAGCCGGCTTCGGCATCCGGCGCTTTCGCGCGTCTGTAGTGTTGCGATTTCTGTTGAGATCGCAACGGTCGCGCATCGCCGGATATCGAAACCGACAAGGAGGCAGCGCAATGAAACTGAATAATTTCAAAGTCGAGATGCATACCAACGAGCTGTTTTTCGCCACCTGGGAAGAGGGCGATTTCCGCTTTCATGTGTGGCTGGACGTGAACGGCGAACTGGTCAACGGCACACTCTACAAGAACCCGCCGATCAGCATCCCGTTTGAAGCCGAGGGCTGGTTTGAAACCCGCTACCTTGACGCCCACAATAAGACCAATTCGCCGATCATCGCCGAGGTCAAGAAGCGCATCGCCGATCGCGGCTTGATCGAGCGCGCCCGCCTGGACAAGCAGGCGGCGGACTATATGCGGCAGGTTGAGCGTGAAGCGCGCGAGATCCGGAACTATCGCGAGGCATTCATTGCGGCGGCGCTCGCCCTTGGGCAGGCAGGCACGGCGGACGAAGGGCATTTCTCCCTGCATCTCGCCCAGGGCGTCGGCAACCTCTCCAATGAGGCCATCCAGGCGTTCGGCCGCACCTTCATCGCCGAAATCAAGGCGCGCAGCGAATGAGCCGCGCCCTCATCAACATCGTCGGCGCCATTGTCGCCGCCGGCCTCATGACCTTTTCGGCGATCCAGTACAACGCCCAGGTCATTCGCGAAGACAAAATCAATCAGGAGATCGCACGCCGATGACCAATGTTTCCGTTCGCTACCACTTCGAAGAATTGAAGCTCCCCGAATTCGGCGAGGGCGCGCTTTTCTACGGCTTCGCCGACCTCGCTCCCAATGGCGACGAAATCGAGACTTTTCAGGTCGATGACATCAAGCTTGGGGACGCGTGGCTTGACCGTCCGCCCCACGATTGCGGTGGCTCGTTCTCGGCAAAGATCTTCCGCGCAATCCGGGAAGTTCTCTACGACGACAAGACGACGGACGGCCAGCATGCCGCCCTCGAATGGGCCGACGCCGTCGAGAAGATGACCGCGAAAGAGGCCGCATAATCCATGGCAAGCATTTACGCATCGGTCGCGCTCATTCGAAGGAATGGCGCGATCGTCTTTAAGCCGCCACGCAAAGAGCGCCCCACGGACGGCACCCAGGCCCGCAAGGCGGCACAACGCTTCTGGGCCGGATCTCTCGCAGCCGGCGATGTTCTCGAAAAGGTCATTCTCGTTCGCGAATACAACGGCCGCCTCGAAATCTCCGAGCGGCCGCGGAACGGTAGGAAAGAAAACCCATGGGTTCGCTTCTGCCGGGATGTCGAGAATGAGGATTCCGAGCCTCATATCAGCGCATGTATCAAAGAATTGGGAATAAAATCCCATTCCAGCTTGATCACCCCCCCTGACATACTCATTATTAACGGCGTTACCTACCGAAGGGATTTGTAAATGCGTGCTTGCCCGCTCAAGAAGAGCGAAGTTGAAATCATCCAGGCGCTCGCCAACGGCCGGCAGCTCAAGCAGATCGCCAGGGAAACCGGAGCGCCGATCAGCACCATTCACAGCTCCATGCAGCGCGTCCGCGAACGGATCGGCGCAGGCGATACGACTGCCTCGCTTGTCGCCCACGCCATGCGCAAGGGATGGATTCAGTGAACGAAATCCCCGAGGAGCTTTTACCTCTCGTCAGGGCCGCGCAGCTTTCCGCCGGCTTCGACACAGAGAAGGCCATTGCCAAAGCAATCCTGACAGAGCGCGAGGAATGGCAGAGCGCCGTAGAGGCCGCGATAGACCCGGCAGTTGAGGCAGAGCGGGTGCGTTGCGCCGATCTTGTCGACAACTGGCGGGCGGGCCTGAGAGGCAGTGAATATCTCAACCGCAGCATAGGGCTCTTGGTAGCCCAGATAAGGACCGGCGCGTAAATGTTCGAACTTACCCTTAATCCGAACGGGCTTCCCCACGGCGGGGATTGGGAGAACCTGGAGCGCTGGCGGCGCACCATGGAAAGGGCAGTGAACGAAACGATGCGGGAGCTTCTAACTACCGCAACATTTGGCATGAGCCACCCCGAGATCCTGGAGGAGGGCAAGCCGCTCGACCCAGACGATTTCGAGCTAGTGGCGCTTCGGCAGGATCTGCACGCGGCGGCAAAGGTCGCCGACGCGGCGCTTAAGGCGATGCCGGATTATTCCACGATCGAAGAAGAGGCGGCCGCGATCGAAGCGATTTTGAAGGCCGGCGAGGAGATCGCAACCAAGATGTTCGCCATGAAACCGAACACGCTTGGCGGCATCGACGCCAAGGCACGCGCCGGCAATTGGCTGGCAGGAAACTATATCGGCACATACCTTAAGGAGGCCGCCCGATGAATACGACTTTCCTTCTCATGGCGCAGTACAACGGCGCAGCCGTCATCCCCCTGGAGACGGTTTGCCGCGACTATTTCCAGCATCTAACCCCGCTCCAGTTCACGCGGAAGGCGGATGACGGCAGTCTTGATATTCCTCTTCTCCGCATCGAGAGTAGCCAGAAGGGCGCGCGCGGCATACATATCAACGACCTCGCCGCGTGGATTGACGTGCGCCGGGAGGCCGCCCGCAAGGAATGCGACCAACTTCACGGCAGGAGATAAGGGGCCGCAGTGACCAATGTCAAAGGCAAACAATATCTCGTCTTCGCAGGAGATAGCTATTACGCTGCCGGCGGATGGAATGATTTCGTTATGGCTTCAGACGACGCACAGGAAGCCATCAAGCGGGCCGAGCAGGAGGTTGCATGCCCGCCACCGCCCGGGGAGAATCCCGATGGGCTCACGTAATCGATACCGCGGTGGGGCTCCCTGTGTGGGAGAAGGGATTTTCCCATGGCGGCTGATTATTCCGAATTTCTCCGCATGCCGAGGCGCGACAACAGCGCATATCTTGAAGCCGGCCGCCGTTTTCGAGAAGCTGTTGCCCAGGCGGAAGCCGAGATAGGCGCCCAGGTGACGGCACACAGTGAATGGACACGAGACGAGGCCGGCGCTTACATTATGACGACGGTAATCAAGCCGGCGGCGGGAGAGTGCACCATGAGCAAAGAACAGCGGGCCCTGAAACTGTTTCGCGGTTTCTCAAAAGCCGTCTGGGAAAAGCGCTTCCAGGATGCAGGATGGCCGGCAGAGGCCGCCGACTACATGGCGCTGTGGCTGACCATCGGCGGCAATGATCCGCCGCCGCCGGACTTCGCTGAAATCGCGGCAGCGGTTGAGAAGCGCCAGGAATAG